ACCCTAAAAGGATTGGATGGAAGACCCATCCGTATTCAAGGGAAAAATCATGCCAGTTTGAATTACAAAATTCAGAGCTATGGAGCAGTGATTTGCAAGCTGTGGTGTATTCGTGTCAATGAATTATTAAAGGAAGCCGAGATTGATTATTACCCTCTCGGATTTATCCATGATGAAATCCAGCTGTCAGTACACCCTGACCACGCTGAACAGGCTGCCTTCTGCCTGGTAGCAGCAATGAAGGACGTTGAGCAACAAATCCACTTTAAATGTCAATTAGATGCAGAAAGCGTTATTGGAAACAACTGGGCCGAATGTCATTAGCACAAAACGTCTAGGCGATTTAGGCGAGCAATGGGTAACTATGCTTGCTGCCTGGAAGGGGGCTGAGGTTTTCCCTAATGGATATACAACTGGTAATTGTGATCTGATCATGCGTTACCAAGGAAAGGTCTACCAATTAGACGTAAAAGTATCCACATGGGTTCCTCATCTTAATTACTGGCATGCTACAAATGCTTGGAAAGTTAAACCCCCAGTTTATCCAGTTATTGTCGAACCAAGGGGTGACTTTGCTAACTGGACAGTGCGTTGGAAAAAGAACGCAGCCCCACCCGGACTAGAAAATTTCTGGTCAAAAGATTACCGTATCGTTTCCACTACCACAAATGAATCCACTATTGCTAATTGATGCTGACTATTTCTTCTATCGAGCAGCCAGCGCGAGTGAAGATGAGCATGAATATTCCGAAGATGTCACCGTCATCGTTGGAGATCACCGCAAAGCAAAATCCATTGTTAATCAAGAAATTGCAAATCTCAAGCAAAAATTTGGTACGGAAGATGTTCTTCTCTTTTTTACGGATCGTAAGAATTTTAGGAAGGATATTGACCCCACGTACAAGGGGAACCGGACGAAGCGTAAGCCCGCTGGTTACCGCAAGCTCGTGGATTGGGGGAGGGAATCCTACAAATCTCAGATGATGCCAGGTCTAGAAGCAGATGATGTTTTAGGCATTACTGCTACTCAAGGGCATCTTGGGGACTTTGTTCTCATCTCTCCAGACAAAGATATGCAGCAAATTCCTTGTCATATTTATGATCTCAAAACTGAATTTACCCAAACCCCAGAGGCTGCAGAACGTAAGCTCTACGAGCAGGCCCTTACCGGCGATGCAACTGATGGTTACAAAGGTTGCACGGGAGTCGGCCCTAAGAAGGCCGAGATCATTCTTAAGAAGGCAAAAGGTAATTACTGGCCAGCTGTCCTAGAAGCTTATTTAGAGGCAGGCCAAACAGAGGTTGATGCTTTGCGGAATCTACGCTTAGCAAAAATTCTACAAGCTCCTGATTTTAACTTTCAAACCGGTCGTCCAATTCTTTTTACACCACAATGAACAAAGGCCCTACCTACTATCAGCGCGGTAAAACGGAAGTCTGGGACTTCATCCGCGAACAAGAGTTGAATTATCACCTTGGCTGTGCCGTCAAGTATATCGCCCGTGCAGGGCATAAAGAGTCCAAAATTCAAGATCTCACCAAAGCCATCCACTACTTACAAAATGAACTGGAAAACACCATTAATGCTTCAAGCCCACGAATTTCGTACAACGTACAATCTAAGGAATACTTCATCGGCGACGAAGATCCAGAAATCTTTGATCGATGAGGAGTGGTCTGAGTTCCACGAAGCATATCATCATGAATCAGATGAATGTGAAGCTAAGGAGCTTGGAGATCTGGTTTATGTTTGTTATCAATATGCTGCAAATAAGGGTTGGGATCTAGACGAGATCATGGACCGTATCCATAAGTCCAATATGTCCAAGCTGGATGAAAATGGTAACCCTATCTTTCGTGGAGATGGGAAAGTACTCAAGGGGCCATTCTATTCTGAACCTATTTTAACTGATTTACTATGACAAAAGATTATATTGCTCGCACAGGTCGAGTGCGTTCATGGATGGATAATCCTGAATCAAAATTACCCGTCAGCTGCACAGTTTTTGTGGTTGACGATTCAATGACTGGTGAGAATGGAATTGAAAAATCGTGGCGCTACGTGTCTTTTGCCCTACGGCATGCAGCCGGAGTCGCTGTACACCTATCTAACCTCCGTCCACGGGGTACAGAGAATGGAAAGGGTCTCATCTCTTCAGGCCCAGTGTCGTTTGCAAGGATCTACTCTTGTCTTAACGAAGTTCTTAGAAGAGGTGGCACCTATCGAAATGGGGCTTGTGTCTGTGTGCTCGATCTTAACTGCGCTGACGTAGAAGAGTTTGTTGATGCAACACGAGCAGAACTACCTTGGATCAAAAAGTGTATTCAAGTAACACCTGAATGGTGGGCTGCTACCGGAGTAAATTTACGGGAAAAAATTCTGCGGTCACTCAAGGCCGGAGATTTGTGGTTGACCAAGGTTAAGTACGATCAAAAAGGTGAGCGTATTTTTTCTAATGTATGCCAGGAAATCTTTTTAAAATCGCGAGGCAGTTGTTTACTTACCCATGTAAATTTGGGGGCTTGTGAAATAGATGAATTATATGATGCTTTCTATGAGGGTATGGTTGAGTTGTGTAAGTTGCATCCTACTACTGGTGTAGGTGATACCGGCGAATACCTCGACCCATCAGAAGATAAACAAGTTGGTCTAGGGATGCTTGGGCTTGCCAATTTTCTTTCCATACACGGAGTAAGTTATGCAGCTTTTGGTGAAGCACTTGCACTCATTGATGACACCACTGCCACTTGGTCCCCAGCTCTTTGTATTGCTAGGGACTTACGGAGTGCTATTAACAATGCAGCTAATGTTGCTCGTGCTCATGGTATGGACAGAGCATTCACGATTGCACCAACTGCAACCTGCTCCTACAAATATCAAGACCTCAGAGGCAATACAACAACACCTGAGATTGCACCACCCATCTCTAACTCAGTAGATAGGGACTCAGGAACCTTCGGCGTTCAATCTTTTTTCTATGGAGATGTAGAGATTGCTAGTGACGTTGGTTGGGATGCATATAAAGCAGTTGCAAATGGCATCTGCCAATTACTAGAGAACACAGGTTTGTTCCATGGTTATTCATATAATCATTGGAGTGACTGTGTAACATATAACGAGGAATTTATTCAGGACTGGTTTAACAGTCCGCAGACATCATTGTATTACGCGCTTCAGGTCTCCCCGGATACACTCCGCAAAGATGACGTTAGTTCGATAATGGATGAGGACTACGCAAACATCTTTGATTTCCAGAACAACAATGACGACGACTTCTGCTCCAGCTGCGCTGAGTAGCTACACAAAAATCATGAACCGCAAACGTTCGTGGACACCCCTACAAGTTGATAAGGGTCAGCTTGTACTGGGCTCTGAAGCAACACTTAAGCGTTGCCTTGCCTTACGAACACTTGAGTTACCAGTTAAAGAAATGCTGTCTCAAGGACTTGAGAAAGATCTACCTAATGACCCTGGTGTCATCCCTGCTCTACGTTCAAACATGGCCGATGAGGATAAGCATGACCTTGGTCTTTCCTATGTTGTTGCTGCTCATGGCATGGATGAATCCGCAGAGCGAGAAGCCGAGACAATCCGCAAGGCTTGGCTTGAATCACCGGAGCATCCAATACTTAAAACAGCGATCCTAGAAAGGTCCGTATTCTTTGTACTTTTACCCTTCTTTAGATTTAACGGAGACATCGGGATTCGCAGTTTAGCGAGTGATATTAGCCGAGATGAACAGACCCATGTATGTGTCCATGGAATGGTTGCACATGATCTCGGGCTTAAGTCTACGCAAAATCTAAACAAACTTCGTAGAGCCACAGTCCACTGGGCTATGGATCTTCTAGGTCATAGTCAAAATAAGTATCTGAATAAAGACTTCTGGATGCGCCAGTCAGATGCCCTTTATAACAATGGCAAGGCACCAGAACTAGCCGATACACAGCGAGCCCGTATGCCTAGCTTTTTTGAGGCTAGTAACATTAACCTACCGCAATATGGATGAACTTTCTGCATCGGATGTTTTCAAAGGAGATGCTCCTATTGAGCGTCTTGCTTTGGAGCTTGATAATAATTTTCCCATTGTTAATCCACTACCAACAAATACCTCTGCTGAGATCATGTATCGAGCAGGTCAAAGATCAGTAATCGAATTTATCAAACAACTATTGGAGTGAGACTATGTGTGGAGGAGGAGGCGGCGGTGGCCGTGATAGAGGGGCTGAAGAACGGGCTGAAAAAAGGCAAAGGGAAGCTGAAGAGCGCAACAGACAATTTGCAGCACAGCAGGCAGCACAACAAGCGGCTTCAATGCAAGCTGCACAAGATGCCTTTAATGCCGAAATGGCGCGGTCGCAAGCTACACAACAGCAACAAGCACAGCAACAAGCACAGCAAATGGCAGCACAACAAAGAGCCGCAGCGGCTGAGCGTGAACGTATTGCAAACCTAAAACCTGTGGCTGCTAGGCAGAGCATGCAGAGCAATTTAAGTGTGCCACAACAACCTGGCGACTTTGCACCACCACCTAACCCAGGCACTGGTACATCAGATACTTTTGATCCTTTATCAGTTGCACCTACTTTCGTAAACGATAATGTCAAGCCCGTTGTTCGTGGAGGATCTGGATTAACCCGAGGTGGTGCTTCTAGTGTTAATGATAAAACTACTATTGATAAGACTACCCGTATTGGTAGTGCTAAAGATAAGAAAAAAGCTACTGGATTAAACATCCCTACTTAAATGAAAACTTCCGCACAAGCTCGGTATCAGTTCGGTACAGCTGATCGGGAGAACTACCTTGATATGGCACGTAAGTGTGCAGCTCTTACTCTTCCTTACCTCCTTACTTCGGATGGTTTTGGCAGTGGTGAGAACTTACCTACTCCGTGGCAATCACAAGGCAGTAAGGGCGTAAATGTACTTGCATCAAAAATGATGTTAAGTCTTTTCCCAATCAATACAACATTTTTTAAGCTACAGATTAATGATGCAGAACTATCTAAGCTCCCTAACGTAGGGCCGGAAGTTCGCTCCGAGATTGATCTCTCATTAAACAAAATGGAACGAGTAGTTATGCAGCACATTGCTGAAACTACAGATCGCACCATTCTGCATGTAGCAATGAAACACCTTGTTGTGAGCGGCAATGCTTTGCTGTT